GAGCAAGAACATACTATTCATAACTGAAGAAACTTTTAAGAGCAGAACCGGAGCTTCTAATTCTATTGATGGCAAACAACTATTCCCAATGATTAAGGTCGCTGGGGATATTTACATTCAACCAGTGCTCGGTTCAACACTTTATAAGAGATTACAAACTGGAGTTACTTTAGACAATTTGAATGTTTATGAGAAAACTTTGATTGATGATTATATGACTGATGCATTGATTTGGTACACTATGTCAATGCTTCCTATGGTTATGGGTTATCAATTATTTTCAAAGGGATTTTTACAAAAGACTTCTGAGGAAAGCAATACACCTTCAAGAGGTGATTTGGAGCTATTAGAGCAGAAATATAAGTCAATGGCTGAATTCTACAATACGAGAATGATAAGCTATTTAAAAGAGAATTACACGCTATATGGTGAATATTTGAATTATGGAATGGGATTGGATGTAATCTTCCCTGAAGATAAAGCTTATACTTGTCCTATTTATTTGGGTGGTGCTGAAAGAAGAAATGCAAGATATGTGAATAGTTCTTCTACTACACCATCACCATTGATTGCTACTTACATTGCAACAGGAGGAGAAACTACTTTCACAATTACTGCTATGTCAGGAAGGGTTACATATTTTGCAGCAAGAGGTGGACTTAGTAAAGCAATTACAACTACACCAACTGCAAACACACAGTATCTTCAGATCACGAGTGGGGTTGTAAGATTGCCTACTGGAGATATTGCAATGGCAGGTGAAGTATTTACGTTCTTATACCAATAATCAAAATATGAGTAAAGGGTACAAAAAGGAGTACATAGACAAAGTAAAAACAAAATTTAATGACTTACAATCAAGTAGTAAAGGAAATACAAACTCTACTGGAAAGCCACAAGATGCTTCACACGGTAAAATTCTCAACTCCAATAGAGTGGTTAAATTGGGATAATCAACCAGTGTTCCCTTTGGGATCATTTGCTATTAATAGAGGTGGATTGAATGCAGGAAGAGAGCAAACTTATTTAATTGAGATGTGGTTCTTGGATAAGTCAGGTGTTGAGGGTGAATTTGAAACTGATGTAGTCAGTGATATGCATTCTGTTGCTGCTGACATTATCAGCACTTTGAGAAAGGGAAGCAATCCTTATACAATAGATACTTCAATAAGTTGGGATGCAGTAAGCGAGAAGTTTGAAGATTATTTGAGTGGAGTTTATTTAACTTTTAATTTAAGCATAGTATCAAAGTTTGATGCTTGTTCAATGCCAGTATAATTATGAAAAGAATATTTATTATTTTATTTTGTTTGATTTCTTTAGTAAGTAAAGCTCAAGTTTATCAGGAGATGCCGCAATATGGTTATCGTGCAAATAGAATGGCGTTTGATTCTACTTTGCAAATCCCTACTGTATGTGGAGTACCAACATTAAAAAGTGTTGTGTCAGTAAATAAGAAAGCTGCAATAGCTTTTGATTCCTGCAATAATAAGATTTATAAATACAATCCAAAGACATTAACCTGGAGTGAGATAAGTGGAGGTGGTAGTCAGAATCTTCAGCAAGTAACTGATTTAGGAGATACTACAACTAATAATATAACAATAAAAACTCAATATGGATTTTCTACATTAGGAGGATATGGTGGTGATAGTACTGCATCTTTATATCTTATAGATACTGCATTTAGCATAAATACTCAAGCATTAATTACTTCAAGTATTGCATCATTTAGTTATGATACTTCAATAATGAGTATTAATTCCAATGGTAATATAATACAATCTCAAAAAGGTTTAAAAGCATCAAGTTTAATATTTGATAATACAAGAACTAATTCCATTAATTATCAGTATTATATGCCATATACAAGCAATTCAAATGCATCTGATACATTAGCAACATTAAAAGATATTAGAAGTGGAGGAACAACAATTGATACTGCAAACAAATGGGTAAATGGAGTTACTCTTAAAAATGATTCAAGCTTTTATGTAATCAAAGGAACTACAACAGATAGTATAACTATTAGAGGGGTTAGCTATGCATCTAAATTGAAAACTCAGGTTTATAACAATACAGGAGTAACAATTGCTAAAGGATCAGTTGTTTATATAAGTGGAAGGCATTCAAGTAATCTTGCAACAATAGCATTGGCTGAAGGTAACAATGAAGCAAATTCCTATAAGACATTTGCACTGGTTGAAAATGACATTGCTAATAATGCTTCAGGATATGTTATACAAGCAGGTAAGATTGAGAATTTAAACTTACCTACTGCAACTTATACCGATGGGGACATACTATACTTAAGTCCAACTGTTGCAGGTGGTTTTACAATTACTAAGCCATTGGCTAGTAATCACATCTGCAAATTAGGTTCAGTAACAAGAGCACATCCTACACTTGGTTCAATAGAAGTAAAAATTGAAAACGGATGGCAGCTTGATGAGTTAAGTGATGTTAAGATTGCAACAGTTCCTGCTGATTCAACCTTACTACAATTTAGCAGGGTGGATTCTCTTTGGCACGATGTATCGGTAACCAATGCAATAGGCACAAAATATTTAAAACCTACTGACACAACTTCTTTAAGTTCAAGAATCAATACTAAGCTTAATGCTTCAGATACTTCTTCACTTAGTTCAAGAATCAATACTAAACTTAATACTTCAGATTCAACTATCTATTATTCAAAATATCGTTCAGATACTTCAAGAACAAATATTTACATATCTTTAAATACTAAAGTTAAATATACAGATACGGCTTCTATGTTAAGTCCTTATTTTCAAACTGTTAATTATGATAATGATTTAAATAAAGCATATCAATTACTTGGTAGTACAATTAAAAGTATTTGTTTAGGTGTTCCTTCTTTTTCATTACTTACAAGTACAACCGGATTAACAAATCAGCAAATAAAATATATAGCAATTTACTTACCTAAATCACAAACTATAACAGGTGTAAAATGGTGGCAAGCAACAACAGGTTCTTATACTGCTAATAACTATAATGGAGTTGGATTATATACTTATTCAGGAGGTACATTGACTTTAGTTGCATCTTCAACAAATGATGGAAATATATGGCAAACTGCTTCCAATAATACAATGGGTAATAAGGCATTTAGTTCAACTTATTCAGCATCAGCTGGTATTTATTATATCGCTTTATTATATTCAAATTCTGCTCAAACAACTGCACCAACTTTAGGAGTTGCTAACGTACTTGCTAATTCAGCTGTTGCATCTGCTGATTTTACAAATAACGCTAAATTATATGGTAACATTTTAAGTCAAACATCTTTACCAAGTACACAAGCAATGAGTGGATTATCAAGCGCTTCTAATACTGTCGGAGTTTGGCTATATTAATTAATTAAATTTTTAAAAATGAGCAATACAAGACAAATTCAACCAGTTCAAATTTGGACTGCAACAGGACAAAAAGAAGTTTCAATATTAGCTTTAACTAATTTTTTTGATTATCATTTTGATGATGGTAGTGGAAAGGTAAATTATAAGCTTATTGGAATGATAAGCAATACTACAACTGATGATAATGGTAATATAATAAATCTTCCAGCTTCTGCAATAGAATATATAAATTCTACATTAGATATTCCTTCAAATATTATTCAGCAATGGGGTGCATCTGATGATATAATATGGAATTATGTTTCTCAACAATTAAATCTTACTTTGATATGACACCACAAGAATTGACAAACTGGTTAATCTTAATTGTGATAGGTATCGTTGGGTATCTTGGGCAAACATTTATTTCAAAACTTGATAGGTTTGAGAAGAAGGTTGAAAATATACTTCTTGATAATGTTGTCCATTCTAAAGATATAGAGAGATTGAGTGCTGATGTGGAGGATCACGAAGTAAGAATTAAGAAATTAGAAAATTAAAAGAAAACTAAACACTCACAATATGAATTCACCATTTTTAAACATTGACCTAAACGATTTAGGTAAAGGATTAATCCTTGCAGTATTGACTTCAGTAATGACTATTATTTACACAACTGTACAAGCTGGAAGTTTGTCATTTGATTGGAAGTTAATTGGGACAACTGCATTGACTTCAGCTTTTGGTTATTTATTGAAGAACTTGTTCACGAACTCTACTGGACAAACTTTCAAGAAAGAGAAATAATAGTGAAAGGGTTCATCTAAAGAAAAGACTGGGTTCATTCCAGAATGCAGGATTGAGAAGTACTGCACCACATTCACTTATATTAAAAAAGCTCCGTAGAAACGGAGCTCGGTTACCCTAATCTTTTATCTATAAATCCAATACAAAAATAATACTAATGAGGGTAATTACAATCTTTTTATCAATGTTTTTTTTGTTTGGATGCTACACACAAAAGAAAGCAGAAAAGTCCTTAAATAAGGCACAAATCAATTATCCTGAATTAGTAGCTCAGAAATCATCATTGTGGTATCCCTGTGAACGATTTAAAGGCACTTCTGACTCATCTGCATACAAAGTATTTATTAAGCAAATAGACACCTTAAATCAGCTTAAATTAGATACTATTACTAAACTTGACACACTTGTCAATATTAGACTTATCAAAGATTGTCAAGACATAGTTTGGAAATATAGAAGGATTTATACTAAGATACCTGCAATTCACGATACAACAATAATGGTTTCTACTGCTGATAAGTACAC